CTGCCACTATCTCTGCAAATGGCTTGACGGATGAGAAAAAGGCAACAAGCCTAGGCGTTAAGCCCTGCCTGCACAATGGGAACAGAAAAGCCCCCAAGGTGCGAACTTGGGGGCTTTTCGTGTGTCGTAATGCTAATCTCGTTTGCCAAGCACATTATAACACAATCCCCCGCTGAAATGCAAGTGATATGTTCCCGCCGCCCTAGGAGCGGTCTTTTTTTATGCCCTCCATCCCTCCGAGAGGAAGCGGCGCACGTAGCACTCGTCGAGATCGTAACGATAGGCCATGAGATGTTCGGCGAATTCGTCTGCTTCTCGCTCCATGCAACAACACAACATCGTTCATAAAAGCGACTGTATTTACTATGATACGGCGTCCTTTTGAAATAGTAAAAATCGCGGATCTTTGTATCTCGGCTAGGGGAGATATAAAAACTAGGCTATTTCTTCCTCCATCATGGAAAGTGATTGGCGATATTGCTCAGCTTGCATTGTTCTGTTGAACTCTGCGGACGGGTCATATTTATCGACCAATCCTTCAAGTTCATCAATAGACACTTTGAAAAACTCTTTTCGCGCATTTACTTTGTTCACACGGTTTTGTTCGAGCGCCACATGCAGATCAGATTCTAGCTTCACAGCATCTTCGGAGAAAATGAAGCTGTGTACGTCAAATTTGAATGGGACACTAGCATCCCCGAGTTCGTCTACGCGTTCTTGTGGATTCAGTCGCCGTGTCATGCCAACTTTGAATACATCATCTCCGAACGATCCAAGATTACTGATAACGTAAACATAGCCGGCTTTACCGTTTTGTAGACGCGTTATTTCTTCCTGTTTTTCTTCAAGGCTATGCAGTTGATCTTCAAGTTCTTTGATTCGTTCTTGTAGTAACCTTGTTTTTTCATCATCCTCAGCGTCTATCATCTGCTGCCGGATATTTTCGATTTCAGCAGTGTATTTGAGCTCCTCTTTTTTCATCTGTTCCTGTTGCTCTTTTAGACGACGGCGCTCATCGGCTTCCTCTCGCATCTGTGCACGCAGCTCTTGTTGTTCCTGCTTTGCGGCTTCACGCTTCACATAATACTCGTATTCGATTTTTACGGCATCTATAAAGAGGTATTCCAGTTCGCCGATAAATTTCGCCAGTGTAGCGGCTATTGTTTGATTTCCGGTTTGTGCGATATTGATATACCTATTTGTCATTGCCTTTACGGCTTCAAGGCCGTCGTTCAACTTGGAATAGGTGAGCGTATATAGAATATTTTGCAGCTCTGCTCGGAGCGCAATAACCATGAGTTGATAGATCGCTTGATTTGTTTTTGTGCTATAACGCCCCTCGTAGCGCTCCAATGTACTGTCAATGAGTTTCTCGTTTGCGCGGAAAGCGCGGTGGAGATCTTTATAATCCATACTGTGGAGTTTCAGTGTTACGATGGGGACCAATTCATCAATATCCCTCATAAGCTCTGCCGGTAAAGTGAAATAGCGGTCATACGGTTCTGTCGATCCCTTGAAATAGGTTTTCAGAGCATGATTGACAGCCTTTTGGATCGTTACCAAACGATCTATTTTTTCCTCACGGGAGACAAGTTTCTTTTCAAGAGATTCGAGTTCTTCTTTTATGCGGGAAACCTCTGCGATATAAAAATCCTTCTTTTCGATCTCTGCGTTTATTCGATCTAGCTCAGTTTGTTTATCTTTGATACGAGAAATAGCCTCAGACAAAGCATCTTCCCTTGCCTGATCAATAATAGCCTGCTTATCAGCCGCCTTTTCATTTATGACGGCGAGTTTTAACTCAGCCTCCTTAATGAGCTCATCAACGGTGTTATTGGCTTCTTTTAGTATTGTTTCACGTTCTTTTTGTATGCCAGCCTGGGCTCGAACGCTATATCGTTTCGCGTGTCTAACCTTTAAGAAGACCAGTATTAAAAGAGTAATTCCAACCATTGGTGTTATGGGGGGTTACAAAAATAGCTATCCCACAAACAATGAGAATCCAATCACTAATGTACCATGGCTCTGTGTACGCATAATTGTGTTCATCCATTGAAAATACTCCCTAAATTCAATCTCTCTAAAATCCCTTATACGACGTCACTCAAAAAAGCGACAGCCTTCCCTATAATGCGGCAGTTAATACCTGTATGCCCGTTGACAGTTATAGGGGCATATGCAGGATTTTCAGCCTGCAATATAATTCCGCTGGGCTGTTTGAATACTCTTTTTAGTGTCGCATCATCATCAAGTAGGACAGCAGCAATTTCACCGTTGTCCACATCCGGTTGCTGACGAATGAACACGATATCACCGTCATAGATACGAGCGTTTATCATGCTGTCTCCACGAATACGGAGACAAAAATCAGCATGGACGTTATCGTGGAGTTCGATATATCCATCGAAATTTTCTTCTGCAAGAATAGGGATGCCAGCAGCGATTGTTCCGAGAAGTGGAACTTTATGTGTTTTGATCGGCTCAATGTTGGGAATAGAAAAGATATCTTTGTCCTTCCATCCCATGAGGTGTGCCGGAGTAGTTTTCAAGACTTTTGCAAGTGGCTCTAACACAGTACTCGGAAGGTTTTCGATATCGTCGCTTTCGTATCGATATACGGTCGCACGGTTTTTCCCCAGTCGTGCGGCTATATCATCTACAGATAGTCCTAAGCTCTTTCGTCGTTCTTTTATGCGGCTTCCTATAGTCATGTCTCACACCTCCTATATAAGTTGAATAATAACACCGTTTTCGCGTTTTTGCAATATTTTATTGCAATTTTTATATATTTTTCGCATGAAACGCAAAAAACATATTGACATATTGCGTCAATAGTTATATGATACATCTATAAAATCGCATAAATGCGATAACAGGAGGTGAAAATATGGTAAATGTGAATAAGTTGCGGGGCAAGATGGTTGAATGCGGTGTTAAGGTCGATTGCGTAGCTGAACAGCTTGGAGTTAGCCGTTCTACCTTTTATCGCAAGCTCGAGAGTGATGGAGGAGCTTTCACGATTAAAGAGGTTAGCATCATTGCAAAGGCACTCCATCTTGATCTTGCGGAGTTGAATTCTATTTTTTTTAGCGAGGTAGTCGCATAAATGCGACTACCTCGAAACGGAGAGAAAGAGGAGGTGAGGGGATGAAACGTCTGATTGAATGGCTTGATGATTTCTCGTTTAATCATCAGGGGCTTATGCTCATACTGGACATCACGTTCATTGCAATCGCGGTTGTATGCACACTTGTCAACGCAAGAGTGCTATTACACTAGCGATTGCTGCGATGATACCAGATATTGCGGCAGTCTTTGCAAGGCGTTCGTTTCTACGGCGATGTTCACATTCATACCGTAGGTTTTCGGCTGGCACAGATAGATCAAATGTATCGGTATCTTTGAAGATGTATCCATCTTTATAGTCGTCAGGGCAATTTTCCCAGAAGAGCATAACGGAATCGTAAAATCCGTCTCTCATGGTTCGAGTGTCTATATTCGGTGCATAGTTTTTCCGAAAGCTATCTCCAATGAGGTCATAGAAGAAATCATCCTTACGGTCTGGAAAGATTTTACGGATTTGGGCAAAGGTGATTTTCCCGTCTTTATCGGCAGACATTACCAGTCGCTCACATGTTTCACAGGTATATCCCATCAATAACACTTCCTTTCTCCTATCCATTGTACCACGGCGGGGAGGAGGGCAACAACCGCGAGAGGAGGTGAGGAGATGAATGATAAGGAGCTGGCACAGATTTGTATGCCTGCTATCGCGTTCATGAAAAAGAACTGTACGCCACATGACATGCTAATCATAACGGACGCACAGTTCAAGATTGTTACAGAGACCGTATCAATTCCTATCAACGAATGCGATACGTCGGAAAGCGGTCTTTCAGACGTTGATGGACAAACTTCCCTTTTGACGAAGCATTCAAAAACTCGTTAAAGAGAGCTTCTGATGTGCCGGTGTATTGGTAGGCATAACCATTATGAAAGTGGACTTCAATAACACCGTTTTGGTAGCCGATAAAGGCTACGTTGGAAGATGAAACAGGGATCATGTTCATAAATGCACCTCCTTTCATGAAAAAGAAAGGGAAACTATGGCAGATATGCAGATGCTCAAAGCAAAGCTGAGATACAACGACCTGACCTATCAGACGGCGGGAGAGATCATCGGGGTTAGACGTGATACGTTCTCTCGGAAGATGCAGGGGGACGGTGCAGGGTTCACCGTTGAGGAGGTTCGGAAGTTGAGAGACGCTATGCAGTTGAGCAAAGAAGATTTGTGGAACATATTCTTTCGACGATGTTGATATTTTACAACATATTGGTGAACGAATCAAGTGTTACTACAAGATGTAGACATATATAGCCGAAACGGGCGAAAGCCCGTCCGCAGGGAATGACCTCCCTGCGCTGATGATGGCAGGTCATGCCCCGCCCGTTCCGAGGCGAATCATGGTAGATAGCAAAGATGGCGGTGCGTTTCCTCATAGATAGGAGGTGAAGATATGCCAAGGAAAGCGGCTGACGCAGTAGCCGTGGACATCGTGAAGGTGCTCACGGATGCGGTCGAGAGAATCGCCACTGAAAAGGTGGCGGCACAGTCAGAGGTGGTGACGCAGAGTATCATCGATCATCTGCCGGAGGTTGTCTATCTGCCTCCGAAACCTGCGGAAGTACCGCAGGAACGTCTGCTGAGTGTCGGAGAGGTCGCAAAGATTCTCGGATGCTCGACGACAACTGTTGTCAAGCGGTTCGAGAGCGGTGATCTGGCGTTTGTGCTCGAGCGCGGCTCAGAGAATCGAAAAGTTCCGTATTCGTGGGTAGTGGAGTATATCCACAGTCTCCCGCGCTATACGGGCAAACTGAAAGAGAGGATGAGACAGAATGCGTGAGTTTTGGGAAACCGCCCTGATCGGCGGGGCGTTTGTTGCTGTCGCAGCACTCTGTTCGGGGGCGGTGAATCCGTGGGACGACGGAGGGGCTGTCCTCGTCGAGGAGGTCTACGTCGTCCAGAATGGCGATACTCTTTGGGGTATCGCAGAAGAGTACCTTGCCAAAAATACCGGCACACGCCGGTATATCCTCGAATACAAATCCGGCATCGAGGAGCTGAATCCATGGCTGATGGAGCGCAAGGGCATGATATATCCAGGGGATAAGCTGACGTTGACTTACTGGGTCAAGGATGAGGCACGATGAAATGGGACATCTGCCGTCAGATCGTCAACGGCATCTTGCCGATGTGGCGGGCGTGCCGGACAGTGGACGGCATCGCGGAGGTGGACGTGCTAATATACGGCACGCAGAGCGAGGCAATCGCCCGGATGCACGAACTCAACGCAGCACTCAATGAGGAGGTGGAGAAATGAATAAATTCCTCACACAAGGAAACGAGATTGTCGGGGATGGATTTCGCATCAGCGCAATAAAAAATGAATATATGCGCGAGAATCGTTATATCGTTTTTTTTCAATTTGTTGGGAACGATTTCCCAATATCGGCTATTCTTGCAGATTTTCCTAAAACGCCGGAGGGACGGGCTCTTGCGAATGAGTTGATCCTCTGGATATGGAAAAAGATGCTCGCCGGAGAGGAGTGCATCGATATTAGCAAGGCTCCGATGCTGACAAAAGAAAAAGCGCCCGAGGCGGCGGCAACCGCTCAAGGCGCAGAAAAATAATATTTCAACGTGATTGTATCACGAATGAGGAGGAAGATCAATATGAAGATACTCAGCCTGACGCTTGAGAACTTCCGCGGCATCAAGAACATGACCGTCAACTTCGACGGACGGGACGCGGATGTGCTCGGCGCCAACGGGACGGGAAAGACCACCATCGCAAATGCGATCTGCTGGCTCTTGATCGACCGCCCTGCGACGGAGGAAGCGGATTTTACACCGAAGACCGCAGGGACACACGGCGTCAACCACAAGGCAAGCATGGAGGTCGAGCTTACAGACGGACAGCGGGTCACGCTCGCCAAGGATTTTTACGAGAAGTGGACGCGCAAGCGCGGCGCGTCGATCGAAGAGTACACGGGCAACATCACCGACTACTACGTGGACGGTGTCAAGTCCAAGAAGAAGGAGTACACGGAAATCCTCGAGAACGCCTGCGGAACCGACCTCGAACGGGTCAAGATGCTCATGGTTCTCGGGTACTTCGCGGACACGATGAAGACGGATGAGAAACGGCGTATCCTCTTTGAGATGGCAGGAGAATTCACGGACATGGATGTCATCGCCGCCAATGAGGAACTGGAAGGCATCGAAGATTTTTTCCTTATGCCGGGGACGGAGGACAAGCACTATACCGTCGAGCAGTGGAAGAAGATCGCCGCTGAACAGCGGAGCAAACTCAACAAAGATCTCGAGCTCCTGCCCGCCCGCATCGATGAGGCGAGCAAGAACATCGCCGAGAACATCGAGGACGCGGAGACTCTGAACGCGCAGCTCCGCGCATTAGAGGAAAAGAAAGCCTCCATTGAGGAGAAGAAGCGCAGCCTCTCCACACCGGACGGAAAGCAGGAAGCGACACGCGCCGCCCTTGCAGGGCTCGAAGTTGACCTTGCGACAAAGCGTGCCGCCCACATCGAACTGGAAGCGTCAGCGAATCGGGAAGCCAATGCGATCATTGACGGCATGACCGCAGACCATCGCAATGTGCAAGAAAAACTCGACGCCCTCAAGCGCAAACATCAAGACAACCTCCGAGAGCTTTCCCGCATGCAGGAGCAGCGTAAGGCGCTCATGGAGGAGTACGCAGCTGTACAGGCGCGACAGTGGGATGCGGACGCGGAAATGTGCCCGACCTGCCATCAGCCGCTTCCGCCCGAAAAGATCGAGGAGCTGCGGGCGGCGTTCAATGCGGAGAAATCCGCAACAAAGGAGGACATCAACCGCCGGGGGCAAGCATGCAGCAAGGACAAGATCGACGCGTGTGCCGCAGAGATCGAGACACAGGCGGCAGACATTGCTGCGATGGAACACCAAATCAGGGAGAAGAAGAAACTCGTCGACGAGTGGTGGGCAAAGCTCGCGACGCCGCCCTCCTTCGAGGAGACGGCGGAATACAAAGAGATCACCGCCCGCATGGAGGAGATGCGTGATCTTCTGCGCCTCGGACAGAGCGCAGAAGACGGCACGCTGAACGCCTATGACCGCGACATCCAGACAGTCAAAGACGAGATCGCAGCGGTCAACCTGCGCATTGCAAAGGCGCAGGCCTCCGAAGACAGCCGTAAGCGTGTCGGAGAGCTCAAGCAGGAGCTCAAACATGCGGCGGAACAGATGGAATACCTCGAGCACGGCATCCATCTCTGCGAGGAGTTCGTCCGGACAAAGGCGCGGATGGTCACCGACAGCATCAACGCGCATTTCCGCTACGTACGGTTTGTTCTCTTCCGCGACCAGATCAACGGCGGACTGCGTGAGATTTGCGAGCCGACCGTTGAGGGCAAGGACGGCACATGGGTCGAGTACCGCAGCGCTAACTACGCTGCACAGGTCAATGCCAAGCTCGACATTGTGACAACGCTCGGACGGCACTACGGTGTGCATCTGCCCATCCTCATGGACCAGGGCGAGAGCGTCAGCACGCCGTTCACGGTCGATGAGCAGCTGATCCGGCTGATCGTCTCGGCAGAGGACCAGAAAATCAGAGTAGAGGTTAAGGATTAAGGATTAAGGAGGAGAAACATCATGGCAAACAGCAATGCGGTAGCAACCCGTACAGAAAACGCTTTCACCATTGAGAACTGGGTCGAGAGCGAGAACATCAAGCAGAAGTTCCGCGAGGTACTGGACAAGGGCGCAGGGGCGTTCGTGACGAGCATCCTCAGTCTTGTTAAGTCCACCCCGCAGCTTGCGGCGGCAGACCCCAAGACCGTCATCAGCGCGGCAATGACCGCTGCAACGCTCAAGCTTCCTATCGACCCGAACCTCGGCTTTGCCTATATCATCCCGTACGGCAAAGAGGCACAGTTCCAGATGGGGTATAAGGGGTATATCCAGCTGGCGATGCGCACGGGGCAGTACAAGACAATAAATGCCTCTGTGGTCTATGAGGGGCAGGTTGAGGGCGTAGACTTTATCACGGGCGAGATTATCCGCGGGACGAAGAAGAGTGAGAAGGTGGTTGGCTATGTCGCCTACTTCGAGCTCATCAATGGATTCTCCAAGATGGTCTACATGACCAAAGAGGAGATGCTGCGGCACGCGCAGACATTCTCAAAGAGCTTCTCCCGATCCTCCAGCGTCTGGAAAACAAACTTCGACGCGATGGGGCTCAAGACGGTCATCCGCCGCCTCATCAGCAAGTACGGCATCATGAGCATTGAGATGCAGGGGGCGGGGCTTGCAACGGCGCTCAGTGCAGACAAGGAGTACGAGCGCCCCGCCGAACAGAACGTGACGCCGCTCGAGGAGGCCGCAGAAGCGCAGACGATAGAAGCAGAAGAATTCCCGGAGGAAACTTCTGCGCCGCCGGAGGCTGATCCGCTCGAAGGAATCAACTTCTGATCATGGACATCAAGATCATTGCGTCGGGGAGCAGCGGTAATGCCTACCTCATCGGTGATGGCAAAACGCGTCTGCTCCTTGACGCGGGCATTCCGTTCAAACGCATCCAGATCGGGTGCGGCTTTCGGACGAGCAGCATTGACGGCTGTCTCGTGACCCACCGTCACGGCGACCACGCCGCAGCGATTCCAAAGCTCCTGCAGCGGGGCATCGCAGTTTACAGCAATGCAGACGTGGCAGGGCTTTATCCAGGCGTGCAGCAGATGGAGGTGCTCAAGGAGTTCCGCATCGCTACATTCCGTATCCTGCCTTTCGAGGCAGAGCATGACGTACCGTGCTATGGATATCAGGTCAGATCGGAAGAGACCGGCGAAAAGCTCGTCTACATCACTGACAGCGCATATGTGAGATACACATTCACAGGCCTCACGCACATCATGATCGAGGCGAACTACGCGCAGGAGATCATCATTGACAACGCCAAGCATGAGCGGATCCCGCTTTATTTGGCAGAGCGCGTCATCCAAACGCACATGAGCATCGAGACCCTTCTCGATCTTCTGCAAGCAAATGACATGAGTAAGGTGCGGCAAATCTACCTCCTGCATCTCTCGGATAGCAACAGCGACGCAGAGTCGTTCAAACGGCAGGTGCGGCAGGAAACGGGTGCAGAGGTATACATCGCATGATACTTGTCGGACACGTTGTAAATGAGCGGGATGAGGGCGCTATGGTCTTTGTTCCGTATCCTCCTGATCAGAGGAGCCCCGCTGACTGTCACGAGACGGTCGCTGTTGAATTCGTGGACAAACGGCGGATCAGCGCAAAGCAGAGACGGAAAGCATACGTTCTGCTCTCTTACATCGCCGCGTGGTGGGGATATACCCCGCTGGAGTGCATGAAGGAAATGCTCAAGCTGATGTTCATCGGCGAGGCTGAGACCCTACGGCGGTCATTCTCACTCTCGAACTGTGACATGACGACCGCAAGGCTGTTTATCACCTACTTGATAGACTTCTGCATCCTCCATGGCGTGGACGTAGGGGAACCGCTCTATCAGCTCTCAGAGGACATCCCGCGCTATGTATGGGCGTGTCTGATGAATAAGCGGTGTGCGGTCTGTGGCAGGAAAGCGGAGCTGCATCATTTTGACCATGTTGGAATGGGCCGCAATCGCAAGGAGATATGCCACATCGGGATGCGTGCGCTCCCCCTTTGCAGGGAGCACCATACGGAGATACACAGCATCGGGCAGGAGGATTTTCTCAAACGGTACATCATCGAGCCGGTACGGATTGATGAGCGCATCGCGGATGTGTATGGTCTGCGGAAGAAAAATAGGAGGTGAGAGATTTGTTTGTGGTCAATGATTTGGAGCGGCTGCAGGAGTACGGGTTTGAGGACACAGGGAAGATCAACCGCAAAAAACGTGCAATCCATAAAAAGCTGATTGGCACAATGCGGGCGGATCAGTCGCAGGCGGTCATGTATCTCGAAGTAAATCCGTACAACGGGACGCATGAGAATGAACTGGTTGTGTCATGCCGCTGCCGCATGGATGCGGACGCATGGGACGCACATGAGCCGTCTATCGTTTGGTCGTTCGAGGGGATCGGGCAGCTTGTGCACGACGGTGTTGTGGATTGGGTCGAGAACGCGCAAGGGAGTGAGGATTGTGAATGAAATAGAAGCGCGGTTCTATGACGCGTGGATGGAATATTGTGAGTGGATGAAGCGGCGGAGAATTATTCCGCCCCCGATACACGCACAAGTTCCGTGCGGTGGATACATCGTTGATTTTGTCATTGATTATCCATTCCCGACAAAAACCAAGATTGCCATAGAGATTGATGGACACGAGACGCATAAGACAAAAGCACAGCGCATCAATGATTACGCCAGAGAGCGTTTTCTCATGACAAAGAATATGATCGTTATTCGATTTACGGCAAGCGAAATCTATGTTGATGCAAGGGCTTGTGTCAATGAGGTTGCAAAGATCGCATACGAGTTCGAGCGTGTAATCGGTGTCTACGCGAATGATCTATATCGTGAGGCGGTTCAGTTGGGGGAGGATCTCGAAGCCGGACGCGTCGGAAGACGGTATAGACCCTTCTAGGGAGGTGAACATATGCGGCAGTATATGACGCTTCTAAAATCTTACTCTGATTCTAGCGTGGGATTAGTCCCGCCCGTAGCCCAAGCGCTTTATTTCAGGCTGTTTCTCATAAACAACCGCGCCGGCTGGACGGAATGGTTCGGGGCGACAAATCAGAGACTAATGTTAGAAGTCGGACTAAGTAGTGCCCATACTCTCATTGAGAATCGAAACCTCCTAAAAAGACTGGGATTCATAGACTTCAAGCAGGGGAAAAAAGGTCAACCAACGCTCTATCGTCTGAATGATATGTGTGAAGAAAAGGGTGTATTTAATGCACTAAATACTGCACCACAAACTGCACTAGAAACTGCATCGAATAGTGCACTGAATACTGCACCACAAACTGCACACATATATAGACAAGAGACAATGACTAAGACTAAGACAAAAAGAAATACAAAAGAAAAAACCCTTGCTTCTCTTCTGGAATCCTACACGGATAATGCGGAGCTTCTTGAAGCTCTTCGTGGATTCGTTGAAATGCGAAAGGAGAAGGGCGGCGTATTGACGGAGCGGGCGTTACAACTCAGTCTTTCTAAGCTCGACAAGCTGTCAACCAGCAACGAAGAGAAAATTGCTATTGTCAACGAGTCTGTAATGAGAGAGTGGAAAACATTCTATCCGCTGAAAAAGCAGGAGGTGAGACAGCATGGAACAGGCAGGAACGATAGCCGCGCAGCTCTTGAAGCACGGTATAGCGATTTCGCCGAAGCCGACCGAAACCATGTCTATACGTGGGAAGTACAACCTCCCGACGGAGGAAATCAAGCGGCATCGGGATGAGATCGTCGAGATCGAGCGAGCGCAAGACCTTTGCCGCGGATGCACGGGGGAGAGCTGCAAGCAACCCTCACAGGGGATGATTCCTGTGGTGGATACGTCCTATGGGCGATTTTGCCACGCTCTCAGCCCCTGCAAGCATGAGCGCAACAGGAGGGAGCGTCTGCGGATTGCGCGGCTCTTTGCCTCAGCGCGGATTCCGCGCACCTACGAGGGGGATACGTTCGCGGACTACACCGTGACGGACGGCAATCGCCACGCGGTGGAATCGGCGCGCTGGATGCTGGACGGCGGCAGTGGAGTGTTTCTTTACGGGGAGAAGGGGACGGGAAAGACCAAGCTCGCGGCAATCATCGCAAATGAGCGGGCAAGAGCCGGAAAACCTGTGCTCTTTGCCTCCGTGCCTGACCTGATGGCAGACATCCGTGCATCATTCGACGGCGGCAAGACGGCGGAGACGGTGCAGGCGGTCAAGGAGACACTGTTCTTGGTGCTGGACGATCTCGGGGCGGAGAAAATGACGGAGTGGGTAGGCGAGCAGCTCTTTTGCATTGTCAATCACAGGTACAACGAGCGCTTGCAGACAGTCGTGACGAGCAATTACAGCCCGACAGAGATCATCGCGCACATGGCGACGGTGGATAGGCGTGGCAACGTGGTTGACGATATACAGGGGCAGCGCATCATGTCGCGCATCTACGGGATGTGCGAGAGAGTAGAGATCAAGGGCGCCGATTGGCGCATGAAAGGAGCGTGCTGAGATGGCAGAGATTGATATGACAAAGCCGCAGCCGTGGGAACCACTCCCAATGTTGCGGTATAACCCTCCTCCAGAAACGAGGATGCTTACTGTCGTGGAATGTGTAATGGAAGCGATTAGCGACAGTAGGGAATGCCTGAAAGAGCTTGTATATGGAGCTAAGGAGGACTGGAACAATCACGAGAAGATCGCAGAAGATCTTGTATATGTTATCACTAAAGCGACAACAGCACTACATTGTCTTGGTTATGACCTTGCAGCACGGCGAGAACTGCAACAGCGTATCAACGAGAAGAATCGTGAGATGGGATACACGGTCATTTGACAGAGAGGAGCGTGCTGAGATGGCAGAGATTGATATGAAAAAGCCGCAGCCGTGTACGAGATTTTGGAATGCTGGTATGGTGGAGTGGATTGCGAAGCTGAATGAGGAGGTGTACGAAGTCATACGGAGAGCCGCATACGTTGAACGTATTGCTGATGAAGCGGATGATGATGATGAAGCATGCCTCGCCGAAGACCTCACGAATGTTATAACCGTTTGCACCTCATGGCTTGCCGCACTTGGATATGACGAAGCAAGGCGCGGCGAGCTGCAAAAGCGCATCAACGAGGAGAATAAGAAACGCGGGTACTTCTGAGGAGGCGGCGAGATGGAACAGCCGACAAAAGGGCAGCTTGAATACGCAAAAATACTCCTGCGTGAACTCGGGTATGACGTTGACGATTATCCGCTCCTAGACATGGATAGTGCAGAGGTATCGGAGCTAATTGGCGAACTGAGAGAAGAACTATACGGATGAGGTGCAGTCATGGACGAGTACACGCCTTGCAAGAAACCCGACCCGACGGCGCGGGAAGCAATCGGGAATGTGATGCGTATCCTGCGTACACAGCGCAAGAAGCCGAACAAGTACAACGCCCGCAAGACGGTTATGTGCGGGCATGTGTTTGACAGCAAACGTGAAGCGGAGATCTATCTTGACCTGCTCTCGCGAAAGCAGCACGGCGAGATTATCCGCATTGGCTTGCAGCCGTCCTACATGCTCCTTGCGGGGTTCAAGGACAACACCGGGAAGAATCAGAAGCCGATTACCTACACAGCGGATTTTTTCGTGACGTATGCCGACAGGCGCAATGAGGTGATTGAGGTCAAGGGCATGCGGACGCGGGACTATCAGCTGCGCAAGAAGCTGTTCCTGCACATGATGAGGGACACGGATATTATCTTTCGGGAGGTCCGGTGATGGCGTAAGAACCTTGACGAGAAAGCGGTCGCTGCGCGTAAAGCGGGGCTGAGCTATGGAAAATACGTCGCCATCCAGCGTGGGCTGTTGAGGGGGGTGAGGCGTGATGGAAAAACAGATTCTTGACGCCTGTTGCGGCTCTCGGATGTTCTGGTTCGACAAGGAGCATCCTGCGGCCGTGTTTATGGACAATCGCAGTTTTGCTAAAACCCTGTGTGATGGGCGGCGATCGGGATATGCGACACTTATCTATGCGAAAAAAGTGATGAAGGAGTGGAGATCGTGAGTAAGATATATTGTTATATTCATTTTCGGGATGATGGGTATACTAAAGGATTCGAGAGTGTTGAGGCAGCTCTTGCAGATGCAAGAGAGCGTTATTCTGCAGAAGAGAAGGTGTATATCGGTGAGGACGAAGAGTATGTGCCGGTTGTCTGGTATGACCGTGTTATAAAAAATCTGCAATGTGTGGTAGATATTGCATGTACCGGCTACTACGGGGAATATGAAGAGGTTGTTCCGGATGAAGCACGAGAGTCTTTGTATGATGCATTGACAGATGCACTTGTGAAATGGGCTAAGGAGCATGGGATAAAAAGTTGGATTTATGTTCCGACAGGAAAAAAAGACGTTCTCTATGATCTGCAAACAGGAAAGCCCGTAGAGGAGGAATCCAAATGAACACATGGGTAGGAATCGGGCGGCTGGTACGTGACCCTGAGGTAAGATACACGCAGAGCGGGAAGGCTTATGCTTCCTTTACGCTTGCTATTGAACGTCGCAGGAGCGGGGATGGTAATCCGCAGGCGGATTTTACCTCGTGCGTTGCATGGGAAAAGACGGCGGAGATCATCAGTCAGTATGTCTCGAAGGGACAGAAGATCGCCGTCGAGGGGCGCATCCAGACGCGCAGCTATGACGCGCAGGACGGGACGAAACGCTATGTGACGGAGGTCGTTGTCAACAGCATGGAATTCTGTGAGAGCAAGAGCGGGCAACAGTTAAGTGACGCTAAAGAGTTCGGCGGGACGGCAGTGCCCAATGAGGATATTCCATTTTGAGGACAGAGAAAAAGAGCGGCACACGACCGCTCTTTTGGTGCGTTCGGAACATATTAGCGGCGTCGACAAAATGATGAGACAGGAGGAACAGGCGTGATAGAGTACGGCGACTATATCAGGGAGACAAAGCGGCTTTTGCAAAACTATGCAAAGATGAAGGTCGCCGTCACGAATCTCACAGAGGAGATTGAGGCGCAGGAGATGATTTTGTGTGACGAATCCATATCCTCTATCCAGTATGGAGATGATCGCATCAGCGGAGGCACAAGGGAGTTGACGATCACGGAGACGGCAGCTGCACGGCGCATCGAGTTGGAGGGACATATCACCGATATGCGGATTCGCAGAGATGATATGGAGCGGACGATACGGGCAATAGATCGGGCGTTTGAATCGCTTAGTGATGAGGATGTGGACCTCCTGCAGGGGCGATATATTAGGGGGCTGTCATGGGCGGAGCTCGCCGAAGATCTGAACTATACGGAGAAGTGGGTTCGCGACAAGGGGGGGAAGATACTCCGTGATGCGGCTCTGATGCTGTTTGGGGTGAGCGTAAAATCTACACAGTTGAAAATTAAATTTGAAAATTAAACTTAAAAACTACGCTTCATGTATTTACAAAATCCGAAAAAGTGGTATCATATACGATATCAAAGTTCGGGTGGCGCCTATGGGACATTATGAAAAACTGCTTCAAAAAATAGAAAATAATCCTTCTGATGTCACGTTTGATGAGTTAGAAAAGCTAATGACAAAAGTGGGGGGATTTGAATGCCGAAAAGGAAAAGGGGATCACTATACTTTTTCTCATCCTGATTTGTCAGAAATTTTGACTGTGGATTCTAAAGGGAAACGAGGTCCTCTAAAAGCAGTGTATGTAAAAAGGGCTTTAAAAGCATATAGATATGTAAATGGTATTTAAGAAGGAGTGTAGTATAATGGCTAAAATTGATGAGTATCAGGTCACTCTTTCTGCTTTGTCAAAAGACGATGGGGGCGGCTTTTTAGCAGAAATCCTTGAGCTCCCTGGCTGTATTGCGGACGGAGAGACAAAGGAAGAGGCGTTGAGAAATATTTCTGATGCTATTGAGTCGTGGATTTCGACTGCAAAAGCAGAAGGGCGAGACATTCCTGATCCTAAACTATATGTAGATGAGTCCCCTAGTGGGAAATTCACTACACGTGTACCAAAAACTATACATGCTACATTAATTAAAATAGCTGAACAAGAAGGAGTTAGTCTAAATAGTTTAGTTAATAGTTTTCTCTCAATGGGCATCGGGAAAAATTATGGGCGACATCAAGGAGTTGAAAATTTGTCTGAGGAACATGATTTAGTCGGTCGATTTACTATTACAGTGGTTAATGCACAGAATAAAAATCAATGGGATCAAATTGATAAAATACATGGAAATGTAGTTCCTATTGAACAATTTAGAAGAGGTGTTTGTACAAATGGGTAAAAATAATGTCTCATCACGCCTTCGGCTTTTGCGTATAGAGCTGGAGGAAGTTCACGGTTTACATGCTGGTTTTGAGACTTTTTCCGATAATACTCAAATGCTTTCGAAGTGGAATCTTCTTCCTGTAGAAAAGCAGGAAGATGAATTGCACGTGAAGGTTGAATATAGTATTTCGTTTGAACCCAAGGCTCTCTTTTCAATAAGAACAAGGTTCAAAATAATATACAAGATTTTAGAAGAAATAAACATGAAGGAAGTGAAGAAAAATTTAGTGGAACTTGCTCAACCGTGCGCTAGTAGAAACAGCATGATAGTTGGTCAAATTTCACAAAATATTACGGGAGGAGAACCATTAGTTGTTGTTCCGTCGGTTAGTGTTAAAGATTGACACACCTCAACTGCAACATACATTTTACTTCCTTTTTACTTCCTTTTTACTTCCTTTTTACTTCCTTTTTTTCGCGGAAAAGTGTGATATGATAGTAGAGTAGGAAAACTGAACACAAGGGCATCGCTTGAGCGGTGTCCTTTTTGTATGCGGGAAATATAAATTTCTGCGATTTTTTACACTTCGTCGGTGGGAGATATAAATTTTATAGGGTATAGAGCGCGGTACTGCGGGAAACGCTCCGAGGACACAGCTGCGGCGGTGTCCCTTTTTATATATGAAACATAAATTTTGGCGATTTTTTATGTTTCGTTGGTGCGAAGTATAAAAATAGATTGTTTTTTATGTAAGGAGGTGATGACGTGAAGTTGACAGCAAAACAGATACGATTTGTAGATGAATACATGGTTGATTTTAACGCGACACAGGCTGCAATCAGGGCAGGATATAAGGCAAAAACAGCCCATGTAATAGGAGCTGAAAACCTTAGAAAACCTAAAATAGCAGAAGAGATCGCACGTCGTCAAAAAGACCTCCAACGGCGTACAGAGGTGACGCAGGAGCGTGTCGTCAAGGAGCTTGCACGCGTTGCCTTTGCGGATGCAACGGACTATGTGGGCGTTGAGACCAGGATAATCAACAGGGGCGAAGTAATGGTTCCGATCGAGTTGGCTGTGCACAAGGAGACCGCTGAGCTTTCTACTGATCAGCGCGCGGCGATTGCAAGCATCAAACAAGGAGCCAACGGGGTTGAAATCAAGCTGCATGACAAAATCAAGGCGCTTGAACTGCTGGGGAGGCACATTGGAATGTTCAATGATAAACTTGACATCAAAGCCACGGTCACGGAGAATCCCTTTGCAGGGCTTTCGACGGAAGAGCTGCGGGGGAGTGTATAA